TACGCTGCCTGCTCCAGATCTTCTGGCTCTACAATATCTTCCTGCCAGTCTTCAATCAGTTCTCCATCTGATCGAATGGATACATTCGCCCACCCGAAGGCAAGCATCTGCTCATCATCACGCTTTGTGATCTTAAACATTCTCTTTTTTACCGGAGATTCCCTGGCTTTCGGTTTTTCCTGATTGCCGGATTTCTGGATCATATCTGAAAATTTCTTCATCTTACTTTTCCTCTTTTTCTTACAAAATTCTTCTTCCAGTGCCATTCTGTCTGCAAGGTTCAAACTACACCTCCTCTACATCAATTATCAAGCTCATTACTTCATCGTCTTTCCACTGTTCCTTAATGTCCAAAACCTTCAACGATGTTTTATTGTCAAACAGCACTTCTTGCTGACCTTGTATTTCTGCATATCTT